TGAGTTCAACCCGCCCCCGCCATCCCGCAAAGCAGTTTCCTTCGGCTGCCAAGTGGGGTGGATGCGGGGCGGACCTAACATGGAAGGACTAGCCATGAGCATAGCAAGCAGGGAGACGAAACTGACGGATGCGTATGCGCAAACGGCGCTATCTCCGAAGCCGAGCGCGATGAGCGTTGCAGACAGAATCACCGAGTACCTATCCGGTGGCGGCTTGTTCAATCCTGAGTACGCGAACCATGATGCTGTCAGGGACTTGCTGATCGATTGCAGAAACGAACTTGGCGCGATTGAGGCGCAGGCGGTGGAGCGGTGCGCGAATGAAGTACCGACAAACTGGCTTGACCCGCTGCTGACAGGGCCGAAAGCGGTCATCAAGAACTTGGATTGCCGACAAATAGAGGCTTTGCTGCGCGGCATACAGGACAGAATCCGCGCCCTGCCCCGCGCATCGAAGCGCAGGAAGGGCGAGAGGCGAACTTTCCAAACCAAAAATTGGTGGGTTGCCAATCAAGAACAGCGCAGCGGCAAGGATCGGAGGCAACGGTGAACGCTTGGGCGATAAAGTCACCTGATGGAGCACTTTGCATGCCTGCCACAGAATCCGAGGCGTGGGCAGCGCACAACGATAACGATATAGAGTATCTCAAAAATCAAGGATTTACCTGCGTCCACGTCACCGTGCAAGAGTCCGCGCAGGCGGGGAGCGGAGCGTTTCCGACAGGACGATTTGATTGCCACTTTGACGGGGATTGGAACCGTTGCGACAAGGACTGCGTGACTCTCGGATTGTGCAAGCGCAGAACATCTAGCCCACCCGCCAGCGCCGACGAGGGGATGGTCACTGCGGCTGCGAACGCCATTGAGTTGCTTCGCCAAGAAGCGGAGTCTATACGTTCATCGAACGAGGTCCGAGTGGAAGGTCATCCGCGATACGGGACATTTGACTCCGATCAATATGGAGAAATGGCGAAAGAGGATTTCGAAAGACTGACTGCCGCTGCTGATGCGCTTGCAAAAACCCATGGTCTATCGTCATGAAAGAGCCTGATCTGATTAACAAGCCGTCCGAAATGGGCGCAAAACTTGGGGAGAATATGGCGCGATTTGCCGATCAGAGGGAAATCGAGTGGCGCGAACAAATGGGATTCATTCCGGTTCGCTGCTCTACTTGCGCATTCACAAAAGGAACGCCACCTAATCAAATGCTCGGCACCATGGCAAATGCTACCAAGTGCGCGATGGAAGGCGAGACGTTTTACTGTCACCACGACACGGACAAGGGAAGGCCGCATCGAGTGTGCGCAGGCTGGATGCTGTTGAACGATGACAAGCACACAAAGATGCCATGGGATTACATACCTGCGGCAAAGCGCCCCAACAAGGCCACCCCATGACCACGCTCAACACGGCGCAGGCCGAATCTCGTAGCGCACCGGACGCCCTTTGGGACGCCCACCGGGTAGCTGCATTCCTGGGGATCTGCTACGACCATTTCCGCAAGACCCGGCACGACCCCCGCTACCCGAAGCCAATCGCCAACAAGCCAGGACGCCCCCGGTGGAATCCGCAGGACTGGCACGACTTCGCGGCGGGGAAATACGCGCACGACCGTGAAATAATGGAAGCCTAAAACAAGGAAAACAAATGGCATCCTTTCGGCTAAACACAAATGGCAGTTGGCGCGTTGCGGTTTCGGCAAAGGGAACGCGCAGGAGCGCTACATTCAAAACAAGGCCAGAAGCCGAACGCTGGGCCGATGCCTTGGAGAAGGCGATTCTTGGCAAAAGTGGTTCTGCGCCAATCGCCATGACAAACCGCGAGTTTTTGGACATATACCGGCGCAGCATGGAGCGGGCCAGGGAGCGCGGGATTGATTATCTTTTGACGCGCTCAGACGTGGAACGCCTTTTCCTTCAAAGCGGAGGACGCTGCACCGTGACCGGGATCGGGTTTAACAGGTTCCGCCCTTTAAACAGCACTAAGCGCCCATGGTACCCGAGCCTCGACCGCAAAGACTCAACCAAGCCTTACACCCTTGAAAATTGCCGGTTTGTGTGCGTTGCGGCCAATATTGCAATGGGCGAATGGGGGGAATGGGTTCTGAATGCGCTGACGGACGCCAAAGCCTCGGGCATCCTTGATCCTGCGAACGGCCAAGAAGCTGCGCCATATTTATTCGCGCCCGTTGCGGTGGAGGTTGGCGATAAATTGACCGCTAGGCAGCGCAGACGCCGGGAACGGCGAGCATATTGGGCAAAACAGAATACGCCAAAATTACGCCAATCAAGTGGCCATGTCGAGCATAATCAAGGGGTTACGAATGCTTAACGGTGCCGCCGAGTCCCTTCCTCGGCACCATCAGAGGGGAGGGTTAAATTGCCCTCCCCTCGCATCTCCTCTAATATCCGATTGTTTCCGGGTCTTACCGGATAAAAAAATACGCACGGATTACGCAATTTCCAGTGGCGTCCTTTCGGAAAATCGGCAAGGTCTGGCGAGCGGAAATCGTTCGCATTGGACACCCTCGGGAATCGCAATCTGGCTTCCACACCAAGGCCGAAGCCCAAGCATGGGCCGGTCCCATCGAAGCCGCCATTATCGCAGAACAGCGCGGCAACGTCCCAGATTTGCCGTTTTCCGCCCTTCTGACGCGGTATTCAGAGCGGGTATCGACCACCAAAAAGGGCGAGCGGTGGGAAACCATCAGAATTGCCCTTCTGCAACGCGATCCGCTGGCCCTGGTGCGCCTCAAGGACTTTTCCGGCGTCCATGTATCAGGCTGGCGGGATCGCCGCCTACAGGCCGTTTCCGCCTCATCCGTGCGCCGGGAATGGAACCTTCTGTCCCATGCTTGCAACGTCGCTATGAAGGAATGGAAGTGGTTGCGGTCAAACCCCTTCCGGGAGGTCAAGCGCCCCAAGGAAGCGCGGCACCGGGAAAGGCTGATTCAGGACTCGGAGATTGTTGCGTTGCAAGAACGGGCAGCTACAGACCTACAAAAAAAGACGGTCGCCGCCCTGCTGATGGCTTTGGAAACCGGCATGAGAGCATCGGAAATCTGCGGATTGCGGGAAATCGTGGGGCGAGTTGCAACCCTGACGGACACGAAAAACGGCACCAGCCGGCAGGTTCCGCTATCGCCTCGGGCGCTGGAAATATGGTCCGAATCGTTCCCGCTTGGCATCACGCCACGGCAGTTAGACACCACATTCCGGGATCTGACCAAAGCGGCAGGCATCCAGGGGCTGCATTTCCACGACTCCCGGCACTCTGCCTGCGTTCGGCTGTCCCAAAAGCTGAACAATTTGCAGCTTGCCCGAATGCTCGGCATCAGAGACCCGCGCATTCTGATGGTGTATTTCAGCGAGACCGCCGAGGATATTGCAAACAGCCTGTAACCACCCCCGAAAGGAGCGCCCCATGACCGACCTTTCCCAACTGAGGAAGCCAGCATGAACGCGGAGGCTTTGGCAGAGGTTGAGCGATTGCGGCAAGACGCGCAAGGTTGCTTTTCTGGAATTTCTGTTGAGGAAGCCCTGCGCCAAGCCATGCGCTGGGCATACGCCGACGCCGCTAGGGTGTGCAGGGAGACTTGGAAAAACGCGCCAAACGTTTCCCGCATTAATTTCAGAATGAATGAAGGCGTTATATCTACGGGCATTCCGCACTTTAGACCGCGCTTTCTACAATCCCCGTATGCTTCTTGCGCCCGAGCCCTGATTGGATCTTCAAGGCGAAGCTTTACACGATGCCGTGCGCTTCTAATGGCGGACTCTTTGGGATTCTTCGCTCGCCAATTTCGTTGATATTCTCGTTTTTCTGCTCGCAAGCAATCCGCGCATTTATTGACCCAATTGCGACGTGCTGCAAGCGGCCAGTTGCCATCTGTTAGCAAAGTACCGCAGGAGCAACAATTTTTATCTGTTTCCTTCGGCACCCTTCACCTTCTCGTAAGTTCTATAGGCCCCCAATCCTAACAGGCCAAGCAGTATTTGTAGAGTAAGCGACGTGTCAATTACAGGGAATGCCCCAGTATATTTATAGACCACAGCGGCCACAAATCTTGCTACTGGCTCAAGAATGGTTGCGTACAACAATGCGCCACCACATACCCACATCACAAATGGTCGCGGGCCAGCTATGAACAAACTGGTCGATTTCGCTTGTTCAGCGTTGACCGCCATCTGCCCCTTGGCGAGCTCCGTTTCGGCTGTCAGTTGGGCCAATTCGCCCGTTTGCTGCATTTCCAGTAGCTTGAGCTTGGCGGCGTCCCTGGTTGCGGGATCGGGCCACAATCGGTCGAGCAATTTCCCGCCAATGTCTAGGGCTGCGGTAACGGGGTCCATTGCCATTTAGTTGTCCTCCGCTGCATATTCAAGGTCGCCAGCAATCCGATTCGCCCATCCCCGACCAAAGGTCTGCCAAGCCGTCAGGGAGGCCATGAAACGCAGCCTTTGAGCCGCGAACCGCATTAGCACGTCATTCAAGTCCATTGCCGCCAGTGTTGAGGCTGAACGCGGCCCCCAATGCCCATCGTCAGGCACTTTGATCGCCGCCTGTAGCTTTCTGATGGCGGTCTGAATGCCGGAGTTCACGGCGAAGTCGAACACCTGAAACTTGATGGCTGGATGGGCGTCCCCGAGAGGCTCCCAAAAGTCGCGCCGGTAGATGGCCTTGGCTTGGTCGCGGGTCAGGTTCTTAATGTCCACATCGGGGTAGCTGCGCTTGCTGATGCCCCAATTTGTTTCCCCTCCGGGGTCTGCAGGATTATTGACATACCCCCCTTCGTGCGCAATCAGGCGGTCGAAAGCGGTATCGAAGTTCACCGCCGCTCCAAAAGTATGGTCTTTATCTCCGACAACCCCTGATGCATGTCCCGCGCCAGTTGGTCTACCTTGTCGTCAATCCGTTCCGCCCGCGTGTCTATCTTCGCGTGTAGCTGGATCACGTCCTGCCTTCTCGCTTCTAGCGCCTCGTCAACAGTGGCGCGACGGTCCTGCGCGTCCTGTTTTGAGTACATCACAGACTCAAGTGCGCTCACCTTGGACTCCCCCTTTTTAAACCGTTCCTCCTGCTTGTCCCACAGGATCTTGATAACCCCGAGAAGTCCAAGCCAAAGCCACTTAGCCAACTCTTTCCACTCGTCCATTTCATAATTCCCCCGCCAGTTTCTCTAAGCGATCCTCCCGGAACGCGGCTTCAGGCGTCTGCACTCCCGGAACCGCAGCCCGCCAGCAATCGGGTTCCGTGTTACCTTGCTAATGCCGTACGGCCCGGCCTTCAGTACCCAAGCAGCAACTGGGGTGGCCGGTTATATCCTTGCCTCAATCGCAGCAACCCTTTCCCGCAAGCGTTTGTTACTGGCTATTAGCGAAGCAAGGGCTATATTTTTTAAGTCCTCTGTCACAAGACCTAGAGTGTCGTTATCAAAAACGTCGATCAAGCTGCCTTCTTCCAAAGTCAGATTGTGATTTTTAAGTGCATTGCGAACCCCCTCAACAGTTGGCCCATGGTTCAAATCTTCATGCGTCTGATCGTTATATTTCCACGTTCCCCAATCGACATCCTCAAGGAATGCCTCGTATTTGAGCAGCGTTGCCTCTGAGTACGTGGTGATACTGTTCTTTACGGCTCGCGTCGATAGATTGACGTTGTTGGCCGAATAGTTCGCAAAACCACCGTTTGAGCGAAGTTCCCCGCGAACGGTGGAGGAATCTTCCGCCCGCCAAAACTGGTTCCCTGTTCCATTCGGAGCAACAGCGGAATACTGCATAAAAGTTCCGTTTGGGCTTGTGCCGTCTGTATTTTTCACAAGCAACACAAACGCGCCGTTATAGTCTGAATTCAGCTCATGCCGAAGGTTAGTGGTTGTTGCCTTTAGCTGCCCTGTCAGGGTATGAACGTCACTTGTAGCATTTCCAAGAGTAGCGTTTCCGTCACAAGCAAGTGCGCCTGTTAGGGCTAAAGAAGTTCCTGTTGCCGCACCAATGACAGGAGTAACCAAAGTCGGGCTGGTTGCCAGCACCATTGATCCCGTTCCAGTCACGGAATTAGCCAGCGCCACCCCGCCATAAGTCAGTGCAGCGCTAAGCGTGGTTGCCCCGGTCACGCCAAGCGTGCCGCCCACCACCGCATTACGCGCAAGGAACAAATCCCGTGGACGTGTCGCCCCGCTCGCGCCTATGTCATAGGTGTTATCAGTAAATAGCAGGTTCCCAGTCAGGGTTCCGCCAGTAATGGGCAAATATGCACCCACCACCTGTTCATACCGTACCGAGTCTCCCGCCGTTGTCCCGGCAGACAAGCCGGTGAACTTGTGCGAAGCCATGGGGATATTCGCGGTTACAGTGGTCTGTCCGTCCTTGGTGATCGCGGTGGAAAGACCCGTGGCGATGTCCAAGAGCGTGTTATTCGCCCATGTGGAAGCAATGGTGGTCCCGGTCACTACGGGGTTGCCAGGAGTGTACAGATTGAAGGTTCCAGACCCGTTGTAGCTCATGGTTGGCCTCTGTTATTTTGGTAAAATGGTTTCATGGATGATTGGTACAAATATCTGGCTACGCCATTGGGTCTTGTTTTTTGGGGCATATACTTTCATCTAACGGAGCGATCCCGCGCCCGCAATGCCAGCCCCAGCCCCGCTGAAGGCAAGCAACCGCGCAAGCTGTTTGGACTGTTCCGGCGATAACTTGGCCGCGCTTTCTGGCACTTGAGCCGCAACCCCTGCCCGTACCGTATTGGCATTCCCAACCGTATTTCGAAGCGCGTTGGCAATGGCTATCGTTGCAGGAACGCCCGGAATTTTGGTCGCAAGTCCGGTAATGGCCCCAATGTTGTTAGATGTGTTGACCGGAGCAGAACTTGGTGTGCTGTTGATGTAGGCCGACACCCGCGAAAGCGCCTTCATCTGGGATATTTCTTCAGGCGAGTAGAACGCCTTTAGCTTGTCGGTCCCAATCTCCAGAAGGGCTTTGGCAAGGCGTTCCGGCGTAACCAATTTATCCCCTGCCGTGTTCTCGCCAAAGGCTGAGCGCATGATCTTGTCGCCAATCTGGGCGCGGGCCTCTTGAAACGCTTCCGGGTTGGTTCCGGCAAGCAATTTCGCCAGCTTTGTAACTTCATCCACCTTGCCATTAATGATGTAATTCCGAACAAAGGTATCTGGCGCCTCGCCTTCAGCCGCAGCCTTGAGCGCCGGGATTGCGTCCTGCATGCCAAACCGTCGCGCCGCTTCCTTCCGGGCTGCGTCGAATGCCAGTTTTGCGTCTTGTCCTACGTTGTCGGCAATACCCGCAGAATTAAGGGCGTCTCTGACCTTTCCTATTGCGAGCGATTGCGGAGTTCCACCACCAGCCGCACGCTGAGCGCGAGATAGAACACTGTCAATCTGCACGGCAGTATTGACGTTAAACGGGATCTTCCCGGCGCTAACATCGTTCAGGATGGCGCGAACCTCACCCGGCAAGTAATTGCCAAGCATTCCCTCGTCTAGAGAAAGATTTGCCGCCCTGCTGAACCCCGCCGCGTCCATCGGAGCCGCCCGCCCCAAGTGGTCCCTGGCCTTCGCATACGCCGTATCAACCCCGCCCTTAAGTTTTGAATCAAAATTTGAAAGCGCATCCACCAGCGATTTCCCGGCTTGATAGGGCTCAGAAGGCGATCCCCTCAAATCCCCGATTCGCTGCTGAATTTGCTGGTTTTGAGTGTCGAACCGCATTTGCAACGGTTCGCCAACCCCAGCCACCCCGCGCAGGTTTCGCTCTCTTGCGAACTGCGTGGAATCCCGCGTCAACTGGCCCAGCGTAGGATCAACCCCGACAGTTTTAAAATCCTGTTGGCGAAGGATCGCGGCGGCGTCTTTTTGCTTGCCCTGCTTCAATGCCTCGACAACCTGCTGCCGCAGCGCCTTCATCTGATCGGCTGAAATGTCCTCGGCTTTGGCCCCTATGTCGCGCATTGCCTGCTCAATAGCGGTGTCCGCCTCCATCGAAGCGCGAGCGCCTAGAGCCATAGATCGGTCGGTCGAAAACCGCGCCGAGAAAGCCTCAAGTCTAGGCGCTATGGCATCAGCCAACTTGCCAAGCACCGGAGTGGCAATCCCTCCAGTTGCGGCCCCTAAACCAGCTTGCGCAGCTTTCTGGCCCCAAAAATTGTCACCAGTCGTTACTGGCGTGGCCGACCCGCCAGCAGCCCCCGCAGCAGCCCCAACGCCCGCCCGCCCTAAAGTTGTGGTCGCCGCAGGTAGAGCTTTTGCCAATCCCGCATTGACAGGGCTTAGAACCTGCCCTGTGAACCGCATTGCATCAAAGCCAGGTTCTTCTGTCGAAGTGCCTTTGCGCCCCTTTTGGATCATGTCCTCAAGGCTTGCCATGTGCTGATTCACGGCTTGCGGAATGCCGGTACTGTCAGGCAAAACATTCGCCGCCATCTGGCCCAATCCCAAAATTGGCTCGGCAGCGCCTATCGCAAAGCGTGTAACAGGGTTTCCGGCGATCTTCTCTGCGAGAGTTGGGCTATTCGGCTTTGCGGGTTCTGCCATTGGCATCAAAACCCGAAATTCGCCCGATTCGCTTTTCTGGGCGCGTTCTACGGGGATCCATTGCCCGGCAACCAATGCGCGGAATTCTCCTGCCGCGTTCTTTTGCACCCGCTCGGCAGGTTGCCAGTTCTCGGCCATTACAGGTCTTTCCATTCGCTGTTATCGGGAAACATATTGAATCCCTTCAGACCGTTATTCTTCCTCGCATGAGAGTCCGCAGACTGGTAAAGACTGATGCTCGCCCTTGCCTTCCTTTCAAGGAAATCAACTAACGCATCCCTTGCCTGGGGGCTGTTGGTCAACTGTGGGACAGTCTTTTCAATGAACTCCCTGTCCGCATTTGACGGGTTAGCGCCAAGCGATTTAACTTTTTCAAGCACAAGTTTGCTGGCCTCGGCGTTGAACAACTCAGAACCAACCGCGTTTTTAGGCGTTGCCCCGGTAATGCCGTTGATCCAACTTGCAACCGCTGTTTTCGCTTGTGCGCCACCACCAGAGAAAACCCCGCTTTTTGCGGCTGAACGAAGGTTTTCTACAATCCCAAGTGTTTGCTGACCCGAAAGAGCGTTATCCCGCCATTTCCCAAGCTGCTCTGCGTCAAGCTTTCCTAATTCCGTTTCAAAGGCTCTCGGGCCTGCGTTATTTACAGTGGTGACATTGTTGGTGACTGGAGGACGCACAACCGCCTGCCGTATCTCACCTGTGCGTGAGTTTTTCTGTACCTGTGCGCCCCCGAGGTCGTAAGGATCGCTCCACACTCCAGCATCCTTGTCCGGCGCGGTGAATGCTGGTTTCACGGTTTGCCCTGGCGCGGTCGGCTCTTGAACTAGATTGCCGCCAACAACATGCCATTTCGGTGGCGCGGCAACCGGGCCAACCAAAGTTGCTTTTGTTTCAGGGTCAAGCAACCGTTCATCCTTGCCCATCTTGATCGGGTCTTTAGGCTTCATCTGCGCCAGAATCTGCGCCATTGCCATTTGCTGGGCTTCGGGGGTTCTGAGTTGTCCAATCATTGAAGGGTCAAGTTGCCCCGCCTTGCGCTCAGGCACAGCCGGTTGCAACCGCTCGTCTATGCCCTCAGACATCCACTGCTCAGGCTGCGCCGGGGCACCTCGCAAGCCTTCAATAAGCCGTTGCATGTCGCCCGATCTGGCCTGCCGTTGTTCCTCCCCCAGCGCCTTCATCTCGTCGGCGGCTTTGCGCTGCTGATAGGCTCCCATGCCGCTATCCAGCCCCTTGGCGAGCATTTGCGTCCACGAGATAGGCACAACCCGCCCCCCAGCCATCTGGCCGGGGTCAAGCGGCTGCGCGCCCTGCTGTGATAGCATTTCGGCGTATTTGCGGCGGCGTTCGATGTCCGCTGCTTTGGTGTCGAAGTCTGTAAGGGTTACGTTTGGCATAAGGGGAGTCCTATGCGATACCTGTTAATTCTGGTTTGTCTGACTGGATGCACGCGGCAGGAAATCGCCATGCAGCGCATGGAGACGGCAATTGAAGCCCGTGGGCCTGCATGCGAGAAGCTGGGCTACCAACGCGACACCGACCCGTGGCGGGATTGCGTGAGGCAAAAGCGTTAGAAGCCGCCAAAATATGCCCCCGCCGCTCTGCCGGCGATATTCGCCAACCCTGAATTAAAGGCATTCACCGCGCCCTGTTGCGTGTTGTACATATTCTGGTCGTAAGCCCCCTGCGCCTGAGTCGCCCCGAATATCGGCGTCTGCCCTATGGCCGTAGGGTTGAACTGCTGAAATTGCGGGTTCTGAACCTGCGCCCCGGTCCTCAAGGCGTTCAACTCGTTCAGCGGTAGCTGTCTCAGGTAAGCCTGTTCCTGAATAGAAGTCTGACGGCCCTGGTTGGCAAGGTTGGCATTCGCCAAACCCTGCTGGAACTGTTGTTGTGCAACCTGATTGGCAAAGTTGCCCTGCTGCGCCTGCTCCCCGGTGTACTGGTTCCTTGCCTGAGAAGCCAGATTGAACAGCCGCGACTGTTCCTGCCCGCCAGCCAAAATCGCCTGATTCCGGGCGTCATTTCGTGCGCGGTTCAAAGTATCAAGGTCGTAGTTAGAAGCCTCAGACCCCGCCGCCAAGCCCTGATTCATTAACCTCGTGCGGGTCAATTCCTCGTCGCGCTGGAATTGCGGTTCTGACCTCGCCAGCATCGCATTGGTTACGGCGTCACGATCTGCGGAGAAGTCATCAATGCCAGGGAGTGCCGGAGCGCCGGAGAAGTCCAACCTGTTTTGCAGGTTGCCGCCCTGCACGTTGGTCTGCATGTTGGGCAATGCGCCGGTATTGAACGGCGTTGCCATGCCCTGCCCGACACGGTTAATCCCGGCTTCCGCAACTCCGGCAAGGTTGTTGCTGATTCGGTTCTGAGAATCGAGCAAAGCCTGTTGCGCCGGGGCGAGCGTCTGGACAATCGTGGGCTGTTCGTTGTCGTAATTGCCCCATGTGACGGTCTGAGAGCCGTATGGGGTATAAATGTTGGGATTGTTCATCCGCCCCTGAGTGCGAGCGGTTTCCACGTTGGCAGCGCCTTGTGCCTGCGCGGCTCCGGCATAGTCCGGGGCCGGTGGTGGAGAAGGACTGTCTTTGTGACAAATCCAGCCGCCGCCAAGCTTCGGGGTGGGCGCAAAGTAGACTACATCATGCAGCCAATTTCTCACGGTGAAACCCTTTTTGAATAAACCGGCAGTCCTGCCGCTTCATGCAAAATATGAGGATGTCACCTGTAGGGTGCGCGCCCTTTAATCTTGCCTCTAGTATAAACCCTAAGTGCCTGACAAATCGCTGGGAATCCTTGTTGCCCTCTCCCACGCAGACCGTAATTCGTTCGACGCCAAGCTGGTTGAAGGGATAGTCAAAAATCGCCCATAGATAAGCCCTTGTGAGCCAGCCATGGCTTCGATCTGACGCGATGTGACAGACCACGTTGGGTCCGTTCCACTCGGCGTAGACCACCCCGGCCACGATGGAGCCATTTTTAAGCCATCCGATACCGACATCCGACCCAAAGCCTCCGAATTCGTTGGTTTGCTTGGCAACCCACTCCACCACGCCTTTGCCTATGGTGAGCATCAGAGAATCGCCCCCGGCTCAAATACGACCGTTGTGTTCACCCATTGGGTTTGAATCCCCATCTGGGCCACATACATATGTGGGGCGGCCCAATAACCTATTCCGGTACAGCCCTGCCAGTTTTTCAACACCGACAGATCAGATCCCCAAATGGCCGTATCCCACAGCCCGTTGTCCCAAGTGCCGTAGGTCGTTCCAGAAAAAGCCAGCGGAGCCGTAGAATTGGACAGGTCAAAATCGACGTTCACCTGCGCCAGAACATTCGGGCTGCCGTTGGATTGGAGAATCGGGCGCATCATCGTGAAGCGCTTTTGAACCTTGTCGTTCCCGAACGGGGAAAACGCCTGCAATCCGTTGGCCTGAATGTTGGCTCCGTCATCATCCAAGCCATTCCACGCCAGCCCTACAAACCCGTTACCGCCAAAGTAAATATCGTCCTGCCACAGTTCCCAGCAGTTCGCCTCCCAGCCGGTAAAGTTGCACCACGCCCAATCACCATTTGGCCTTTTGATGGTGGACATGACATACTGCTGTTGATTCAAGCCCTCCTGAACGGGCACATTCAGGATGAGCATGTTTTCCCTTGGGAATTGCGTCAGTTGCCACCCATAGTTGGATCCGTAGGTGCTGATCGCCGTTGAAATAGCTTTTTGAATCTTGTTAGATAGCGCGGTTTTGTCGTTACCCCTAGCGGACTGTAAAGCCGCCGACATGGGAACCACCCCGTCCTGTGTAATCAGCAGAAGATCACCGGCAAGCTTTATTCCGCAACGACGCCCGATAGGGGAGCCAATCCAGAACACTCCGATCAATGCCCATGTGGTTGAACTGGCGGGATCACTACCCCTATAAACCGCCACTTCCCCTTCTGAGGTTACAAAAGCGGTCATGTCATCCATGCCGTAGCCTGCATCCTGCGTCCACGGGAAAACCCCCTGCAAAGACCCACCACGGTCAAAGAAAGAGGACAGGTCCAAAGCATTCGCAGCGCCACCAATAGACCCAGCAGGCAGATACCAGGCTTTGAGCGTTCCAATCTCAGTGAGCCACACCCGGTTATGTGCAAGTGCAATGTTGATGCAATCTGCGGTATCGACTCCGGTAACGTCATAAGGCGATCCATCTCCGTCCGCGTGCCAGTTCGTGCCGTCATAAACGCGCATCTTGTCGGCACCGTTCACGCACTGGATATAACTTCCCCCGGCCGTGGTGTTGTTCACATACTGGAATCTGGCGTTAGTAAGTCCTGTGACATCAGCAGCCCCAGCCGCACCACCCGCCGTCGCGTCATAAATTGAAGTACCAGCCGCAACAAAGAACTGCTGTGATGTGCCGCTTGAATACTGCATCAGCGTTTCGGCCTGTCCGCTGAACCCATAGAAATATTGCGTGTAACCAAAACGAAGGTTTACCGTTGACGGGTCGGGAAACATATTCACTAGAAACACCGCATCCTGCGGGTTCATGTCCGCCAAAGCGTCTCTGGCGTTCCAGCCGAGCGTAGGCGCGGCAATGGTCGTTGCCGTTGACCTTCCGGCCATTGATGGGCGTTTGGCTCGCGCTAGCATTTAGGGACCATAGTTGCTGTCGGGGATATTGGCCTGCGTAATCAGGATTCCAGACACACGCGGCGCAAAACTCAGTGTCTGGGAGCCTTGATCATTGCCGAAGGCAATATCCAATTGGCGTTCGTAGTCGGCCTTGAACACATCGCCAAAGCCCTTCACCTGAAAGTAGCGGTGTTTCAATCCATCGACCATCAACCTGTCGGGGAAGATGCAGGTATCGGTGTCAACAGTCATGCCGGTTTTTTCAACACCAGCAGCAGACCTTGCCCATGTGTTTTTCAGGTACTCATAGCCCAAGACTTCACTGGAGGCCGTGAAAGGCCAAATCTGAAAGTAGCTGTCGAAGATGCGCCAGCGTATGCGGGGGCCGGTGGAGATATAGCCTGAAATCAGCCATTCCCATTGTTGCGCTGTCTCAGGTCCGAGCATTTCCCAATGCTTGGTCTTGTCCCAATGGGTTCTGTCCAAGAGCCTGTCATACCCGCTTGGCAGGTCATACTTCACCTTCGTGAAGGTGTAGGTTTGAGCGGTACCATCTGCCGTTGCGGGCTGGGAAAGTGTCAGCGTTGTTCCGCTGTCAATCGAGTTCACGTAACACGCCTGATTGATGCCGGTTCC